ATCGGACCCTCTTCCCGCCGACGTTCTTCTGCCGCAGTTTTAGCACTTAAATAACCTTGCCAATCTGCATCAGACGCGCCCTCAGGTTTGATGCCCCAACCGACACGATTATCGGGAGGCTGCGGCTGGAGAGACCCCCCTAAGAGAGGATTGAAGGGTTTTCCCCCGACGGGAGTGCCTCTAAGGGGACCGGCGGAGGTGTATTGCCAAGCACCATTCCGACTATTCCACACCATACCCGGTTCTGGCGGTTGCATGGCGGCTTCGGCGGCGGCTTGGGATAGAAACGCCGGATACGCTTTATTGCCGCTCTGATCTATAAGGGGACCGGCGTAATTTGGTTGTTGCGGCTGCTGGAGAGCCCCCCCTAAAAGAGGATTGATCTGGTTTGCTAACATGTTCATGTATTCTGTCCATAATCTGATTCAGGAGAACCTAAGTAATCATTACTATTATACTGTACTTTCTTTATATTCCCAAATGTCTGGTTCTTTTCATTTAAGTTATGTCGAGTAGGATCAATAAACTGCCCCGTATTAAGATTACCAAAATACGTACTACCGTTTACTAAATTAAAATGTGCGCCTAATTCAGATTTTGCCATGATGTCTCTGCTCCTAAACTAACATACCCTTTAAACTTACCAGAGCTTGCTGAATATGCTATGTCACCTTTCCGTGGTCTTCCTATTTCTGTTACTGTGACAACAGTATAAATATTTGTAGATGGTTTACTATTAACTTGTAAATCTCTTGAGTTTAATTCTTGTACTAAAACTGATCCCCATCTTTGAATACCATTATACATTTCAATAGGGTCTTTAAAATATCTTCTTTTAAATAAAGTAGGGTATCTTGCCATTATCTTTCACCATCACCTTGGATTGCTAGTCGGATTGATCCCCATCTCCAACTAGTATTATTTGAATTACAAGATACCCTTACTACCCCTTGCCTTCCTCTTGACCTTAAATCAACTTTTTCAGTTGTTTCTGTCACATCGAATTCTTTTGTGGTTTTTTCAGTACTCTCTGGATACTGTTTAGTAATAAGTTTTAGTTTAATCTTACCGCCGCTTAAATCAAAATCAGGAATAAGTCTGCTCATATACATAAGAGCATTGCCATCATCAATATCAAAATCACCTGACTCTACAAATGAAGTAAGTGTTTCACCATTAGCAGTGAAGACACTAGGCGGCTCATTGTCATATACTAAGTTACCGCCAACTGTAGCACCAGTTGTAATTGTATTACCAAATACTTCTCTATCAGCAAAGGTAGTAAAGATCATATCCCCATAGACCCAGTACCCTTCTTCAGGAGAATAGATAACATAACTATCACACTCAGTACTACCAGTAGAAGGATAAAGCCAGATAATTTCTTGGAACTCAGAGTTAGTACCAGCAAATACTTTATCAGTATAACTTTGGTTTATGTTCTCAAAAATATATCTTCTAACTGTACAGTTCAGTGTTTCTACTTGACCAGCAAAGGAATAGAAGTTATCACTACCCATCCAATATGTTACACCATTATAATCAATAGCACCGTGTTGTCCTACTAATCCACAGTTAGAACCTACCTGTTCAAAGTTAAAAGTAAACGGAGGACCAGCATAGCTCATTGTCCATAATGAATTATCAGTCCAAACATTAATAGCATTCTTGGATCGCACTGCACCTACAATTTCTGTACCATCAGTTAAGACAACTTCACCTGATGTGGTGCTTAATGAAGGAACCCAGTTTGTTCTGTTATCTTGGTCAGACCAACGAACTAACATAGGATCAAATGGTCCACTAATTGTAGCAGTGGCTGAGTAAGAGTTACAACCCAATGCAACTAAGTGCCTATCATTAGGAGACACGATAATAGAGTTTACACTTATAGGAGAAGTTGTAACAGTTGTTGCGTGTAAAGGTGTTGTACTAGCATCACTATCAAAATAGAAAATATTAGTACCCTTTCTATTTGCAACAATGTCTTCTCCCCAGTTATCAAGACTCCAGTTAGCAAGTGTTAGATTAATATCACTAGCATCTACAGAAGAAGGACTATCCCATCCTCTGCCAACAGACTGCTGATAGATCAATGCAGTCATATTAAGATCGGCTGTTATAGCACTTGCTGCACTAGCTGCTGTTTGAGAGCTTATAATAAGCTGAGTACTAGCAACAGATACAATAGTAAACTCTGGACCACCTATACTAACTGTTGTTCCTGCACCATTAATAATAAACGGCTTAGATAGAATTAAATTACCACCTACCGTAGCAGGGACCACGCTTGTATTAGCTGGCCTAAATACTACAAAGTCTCCAGCAGTACCATTATGAGCAGCAGCACAAGATATGGTAACTAGCACATTACTTTCTGTAGTTGATATTTTACTTATCCCTACCGAAGTAGGTTCAGTAGCATTGAATATAGCAGCAGAGTAACCTAATCCTTTTGTAGCTACTGATGCACCAGTAGGCATATAGTAGTTAAAGGTAGCGTCTCCAGTAGCTGCTGAAGTAGCACCTGCTGCTGATGTTACATCAATTGTAAAAACATTAGCACTGGCAATAGAGATAATTGGATAGACATTTCCTGTCAGACTAACATTGCCACCAAAAACAGAAGCAGAAGTAAAATAAACATAATCACCTGTTGCTCTTCCATGTCCAGTATCAGACACACACACTCTTGTTGATCCAGCACTTGTTCCAAAAACACCTGCTAAAGTTACAGTAGAAGTAATAGGAGTAATATCATATATCTGATCTCCATTCATTTCATATAGTTTATCAGGTGTACCAAAAATAGCACGAGCAATTCTATCTGTGCCGCGCCATGTAACTAAATCTCTAGCAGAACCATCAAAAGATGTGGCTACTCTAGTCGTATATCCCCGCATATTCTCAGGTTTCTGAGCACGGAAACGCACTCGATTACCATCGAACCATTTGTCACCTTCAGCAAACTGCGTGGTCTCCCTATGGAAACCCTGCTGAAATTCAAATTTTGCAAGTTTACTTGTCATTATCTAGTCATATTGTTAAGCATTACCGCATCAATTGTGGTAGCACTTCTAGCCGTATAGAAAAGGATATCAGTTGATCCTGAAGCAGATGTTGCAGTAGGAACTGTTCCACCTGCAAACTTAAACACAGAATTAAAACCAACAGTTCTTCCACCAGTAGCATCTTGAATTAAATAATAGTGTCCCGTTTGACCAGCGCCCATATTGCTAGGAGCAGCCAATGTTCTATTACCACCAAGCGTCACAAGGAAAATATTACCATCATTAGCATCTGAGGTAATTGATGCTGCATCAGTAAGAGTTGTAATGAAAGACTTTACAGCACTAGAAACTTTAACCATTGCTGCATCACCGTAGGAAACTGTAGCAGCAAACCCAACTTCAGCATTAAATGTTTTAGCAGCAGTAATAGTATCTGTAGCAGATACCTTTACATAACGAATATCACCAAGAGAGGTATCAGGGATGTTTGTAGCACAGACCCCTACAGTACGTAAAGAAGCATTTCCTAATCCTAGACCAGTACTATCTAGTTGGTAAACCGATGTTCCATTAGTAAAGAAATAACCATTACCACCATTAGGAATTGTTACACCAGCATTACCAGCAACACGCATGATAACTGCATTGCTTGAAGCATTAGTTGATACTGCATTTCTAATTACGTAGGTCTTAGAATTATTAGGAATTAAAACAAAGATAGATGTATGAGCAGTTCCTATTGATCCAGAAAACTGTAGAACAGCAGATCGCGACTGATCGCCACTACCTTGATTTTCTGTTAGTGTGACAGTTGCAGCACTACCTAAACTTACCGTGGTATAGCCAGCAACAGCAGCATCAACAAGACTGATAACACCATCATTGAGAACTTGTCCCCAAGTGTTAGGATTATCACCATCGCCTTGTTTAGTTAGCCTAATGTTTGTTGTAAAAGTTGAGGCCATGTTAAGCACCTTCTCCATTGTTGCGTTTTAGTTTTTTAATTATTGATTTTCTAATTCGGTGCAGTGTGTCGGTTTCCCAAATGCGGATACCGAGCCAGACGATTGTAAACAGGCTTGCAAGCGCAGGTAATAATTTAATTATTACGCCGACAGTGCCAAGGACAGCTACGCCGTCAGTAATATTTTTCATCGACTCTATACTCTCTTGTGAAATTGACATATTAACCTAAAGCCTCATTAGTCGGTGAATAATTGTTAGTCCAAAACATGATAAAAACTACAATTCCGTCTGTATACAGGGCAAACTGATCCCCCTCGTAATCTCGTAGTGGCCCCATAAAAGGGGTCGGCGCGCCTTCCATACTTCCCACTGATCGGCCTACTATCTCGCACGACGGCCACCGTGGGTCTACTAGGGGAACCTCGTGGTCCGTCATCTGACCCGCCAGCACTTCCGCTTGATCTCTATCTGTACAGATAAATGCCAACACAGCCTCTTGTGCGCTGGCTGGGGCTGACAGTAACAGAACTACTGTAGATATTAAACCTAAAAATACCATAGAAATTTTCATTATCCGACTGTCCCTGCAACGGTGCCGCCGTCATTATCTAGAGTGATTGTTCTGCCGTTTTTACGAAGAGCATAACCTGCTGCGCCGCCCGCCTTGCCTGATCCGATTGATGTACTTATACAATGTTCTGATCCGCCTCCGTAGGTTCCGTTTGCGCCAGTGGCTCCCACTGCACCAAAAGCTCCTGCACTGCCTGTACTGCCGTTTGAGCCGGTATAGGTTGGTGCCACACACGAATAGATACCCTCACCATCATGCTGTCGAGTAGCGCGAACACCTGCATGACCGCCACCACCACCGCCTCCACCACCGCCACGGAGGTTGCCAGTGAGGTTGATAGTATAGATGCCAATTCCGCCTGTGTCAGTCTCCCAATAGATAGCATCGCCACCAACCGCACCAACTGCATCTGTTCCACCGTTCGCACCAGTGTAACCATCCACGCTACCAGTGATGTTTATAGTCAAGGTTGTATCAGCGTGTAGCGCCCCTGTTTGCATGGCGTAAGTACTTGTTCCACTTACTGTTACACCTGACGCTACATTTACAATAATCTTGGCCCCAGCACTGTTGTCATAGCCTACTGACTGAGCCTGTGTCAAAATATTATACTGTGATGTATTCGCAGAAATATTAAGCACAAAAGCCTGTGCGCCCGCCGCTGCCATTATTATATTATGAAAACTCATAAACCAGTCCTTTAACTATTTTCCAAAGATAAGGCTACCCCTCATCTACTGGAACCTGCTCCTGCATTATATTATTTTCTTCTGCCATTGCGGACAGTTCTTGCATTACTGCTACATATGCCTGTACTTCAGCACCTTTAAGATCAACACGATTTAAAAAC